GCATCTTACCCCAGACTCGCTGGCCAACCTCAACTGTGCAGGTGTGCTCATAAGGCCAAGGGAAGCTTGTGACCTTGTCTAGCCTCTCAAGCTCAAATTTCAAGATCTTTCTGTCGAAGCCAAGATTGTGGGCAAACATACGCTTGGTTCCCAAAAAGAATTCATTCAATCTGTCGAGGTGTGCGATGAATGGCTTTTGGTCTTTGAGCATGTCGTCTGTTATGCCTGTGATCTTGGTGATCTTTGGATCGAGCATGTGCTTGGGGTTGCAAAAGAATTCAAGGCGATCAACCTCAATGAGCTCTTCAGTAAGCTTGATCGCACCGAATTCAATAATCTTGGGCTGCATGTCAAGATCAGAACCTTCCGCTTTGGGCAGACCTGTGGTTTCTAGATCAAAGACTATCAGCATCTTTATTTATCCTAACGATGAATTTGAGGTCAACGCCCAGTATGTTCTTCGTGTCGAATATGACGTAATTGTAAGATCGTTTTCCTGCAATCACGGGATTGGTGTGGGAGTCGGTGAAAACTTCTTGCGCCACTTCGATGTCACGGTTTGCGAAGAACGCTCGCCAATGCACAAGATCTTCTGCACTGCAATGCATCCCTAGGTGGCTGACTGTGTTCCTTGATCCTCTTGAATCAATCCAGTTGGGGCCAGAAGTATAATCCAAAACTTCAAACTCTTTGCCGGAGAACAGGTCATAGTTGAAAGACAAGTCAGCTTCGTTGGTGTCGCGAACGCCGAAAACATTGCCAGTTGCGACAACGTGATCTTCAGCCCAATCAGTTGCCCCAATCTCTGACAACAGCTTCTTGGCTGCGATTGGATCTTTCGGGACGATTGCTATTTGTTCAATTTGGAATTTCATTTCAGGCTCCATATGGAAGGATGCACCCAGTCAGGTACTTGTGGTGATCTTTTGATTGAAGTAAAAAAGCGACAAATTCTGCCAGCCTTTCTGGTGGCGTTTCTTCGCCTGTCAACAGACCATTGAGTTGATACTGCTGGGCATGCTCTTTGGTCCAGCCACGAGTGGCAACCACTTGGTTGTCGATGTCATCACTCATGCCAGTGCCAGAGAGTTTGTTAGGGGCTATCCCAAAAACTGTTATGCCATGCTTCTTGGTCAGCTCTCTGGCCATCTGCAACGTCATGATGTGGGCAGCACCTTTGGACGCATTGTAGGCCAAAGAACAAGTCATAGGCATGTGGGCTGCATTGCTTACGATGTTGATGACTGTGCCTTTGCTTTTGATCAGTCCTGGCAAGCAAGCCTTGGTCATCATGTAGATGCCTTTGGCGTTGGTGTCCATGACTTTGTCCCAGTCTGATTCCTCGAAGTTTTCCAGCCAATCGATTATGTTGACGCCAGCATTGTTTATCAACACGTCAATTTTCTGACGCCAGACGTCAGAAATGTCTGGACTGCGGACATCCCTGCCATCCTCAAGATTGAAGCTGATCACTTTGTGGCCTTGGCTGATCAGCTTTTCTTTCATTGCCTTGCCCAAGCCTTTGCCTGTGCCTGTGATTAAAATGTTGCTCACTGTTTCTCCTCCTTGATGAGATATTCAACCATGGCCGCATAAACGGCTGCATCATGAATTGAGTCTTTGTGTTTCAGGTTGCTGTTTGCGAACCTAGTGATCTTGACGATCATCAACTCAAACAGATGCCAGCTGTTGTAATCGCTGACTGTGTTGAGCTGCACCCCATTGGGGAACAAACTGATCATCACTTCTCCGACGGTCTTGTAGTTGTCGCCGTAGACTTTATTCCGCTCTCGGAATGTTTCTGCCATCTCTTGCAGAATGTCTGATGGATCTTTAGGACTGCTCATTCGACACGCCACCATTCACCTTCGGCCCTCCCTTCTTGGTATGCTGCATCGACGGATTCGTCGTGCTCGTTGGACTTCTTGAAAGCCTCCTCCAGAGACATCCGCAGGGCAGGGCTGAGGTCAAAAAGCCTTGCAATTTTTTGCCTGTCAAATTCAATGTCGTTGCCGACCAATCTAAGTTCCATCAGAAATTCCCCTCCTGAACCTGCAGGCAAGTTATGCCCTCATCTCTCCACATGTCAACGCAGACTTTGCGGTCTTCCAGAGCAAACCAGACTTGTTCTTTTTTGTAGTTGGCATTGAACAATTCTCGCTTGACAATGTCGTCTCTGCGCTTGTCACCTGCTGGCCTCATCAACAGATGGTTGAATGGGATGTCATTCATGTTGAGCCAACTCATGGTCACGTCTCTGAATGATTCGTCCCGAGCGGTCATTATTACAATCCAAGTCCACTTAGGCAGATTGCGCACCAAATCAACAACAGCATCAATCGGATCATCATCCTTGCTGGCTGCATTGAATGCTTCATAATCTTTCGCTTCATACAAATGGAATCTGTGACGACAATCAGCCAGCGTCCCATCAATGTCAACAATCACTGCACCGTCTCGAACCATTCTGGAGCCTCCTTGTCTTTCCAAGCTGCGAACCTTGCCTTGGCACCATTGTAATAATTCCTGTATGCTTCCACAGTGCAGTCAGTTTTGTATTCATCAGGCATGCACTGAGGCGGTTCTCGCCAAGCCAGACGATCAATCCACATTGGTGAAATTGTCAAGAATGGAGCCAGACCCATGCTCTTGTGGGTCTTGCCGTATCGTCTTGTGTATTCCAAACCAAGCTGGACATACAATCCGCAAGCCCACCAATATTGCGCAGAGCTCTCGCGCACCCAAACAGCAGACGGATGGTTCTTGTGGGTAGACTTATACAAGCCAACCATGTCAGCCCAGTAGTCACCATCGAGCTCTCTGTGAGCAGTGCACAGCAGCTGCGCAGTCTCAAGGATCATTTTGACGCAATGCTTGTCGCAATGCATCTTTGCAGCTTCCACAGGGTTGTGGTCTAGGTAGAAAATATTCATGCCATTTCCTTTCTCAGCACGATCCTTACTTTTCGAATAATCCTTTAAATGCTTTCCTGAAGCCATTGACTATTGACCGTTCGTCTTTTTGGAAGTCTTCAGGCTCCTCAAACGCAGCATCATCAACAACGTAGTCCACAGGTATTGGTTTGTCCTCCAGCAACGTGCAATGAGGATTATAAAGGATGTACTTGACTTCATGCTCCTTCAGGCTGTGCTTCTCCATGATCTCTTTGACGGTCATGTGCTTCTTGTTTTCCCGCACAGCGATTATCAGATCATCTTCATATTTCTTGCTCATGGCTTGTTCAGAGCCTTTCCCATTGATGGTGCGGCCCACTGTGTTGGGGTCAAGAAAGGATCAGCCCATGGGTGCACCGCGACAACAGCCTTGACCATCAGCTTGAACACCTGTTGATATTCACCTTGAGCTCGTGGGCTGAGGCGTGACTTGGCCATCTCGCTCAGTGTGCGCAAGTTAAACTTCGCGACGATGTTGGTGTGGATGTTAGTCGGCAAGACACCACGTGCATCTTCTGCGGGGACAAACTTCCGGAGCCTTTGGTATGCGTCAGCTATGTCAGCCATTGCCTTGTCATATTCTTCCAGAGCTTCGTGGTTTTGCTCAATGCGCTCTGGAGTGTAATAGCTGAAGCCAAACATGTCAACTGTTCGTTGAGATTGTTGGGCGTATGAGGCTTGGCGAGTCCGGACGAACTGATGGGTGAACCCACGACTGACATCTCGAATGTTGAATGTGTAGTCAATGAATTCCCAAGATGAGCGGATTGTTTGGAGCATGTAGTCTAGCTCCTCCTGCTTCTTTGTTTCAGACCATCCAGCGATTTTGCCATAGGCATCCTCGTCGTCCATCAGCCTTGTGTTCTTGGTGAACAACAGCAGGTCAACAGCGTCAGAGGTATAATTTACGAGTTCCACTTTCATTGATTTTCTCCTTTCTGAGAGTGCATCCATCGGGCATAGTCAGACTTCCCCCGAATGAATTCTTCGACAACTTTTACATCGTCGACTACATCGTCCAGTAAGATCTGTCGCCATGTTGCGAACCTGCCAACTGAATAGATGTTGTGTTGGGTGGTCATTTGGAAAATGAATTCTTTCCGCAGACGCTCATCGATCGGACGAATCTTGCCGTACTCTTGAGTCGATGAGGTGATGTTGGTTATCTTCATAGGTCTGAACCCGAAGTCATCCATCAGTATGCTCATTATGTGGGGTGCTGGCTTTGATTCTATTGGCACAGCAGCCTCACAGATCACGACATTGCCGATGACTGAAACTCTGTAATGTGGGACTGTCGGGTCTGGGTAATAAATGGTCTGATATATATCGCAGTCCGGTTTGTCAATGGTTGCGCGGATGGTGTATATTTTTTGCTTGGGAAAGTCTGGGATCTCGTCCCAACCGACGATCTTCATCAACACTGGCATTGGTATGGTCGAGATGATTGGTCCGGAAGTGTTGGCGATTGAGTATTCGGACAAGCTCATGTTGTAAGATATTTCTGCGCCCATGGACATGTCCCTGATCAGGTGCCATGGGGCAATGTAGCGTGATGCTGCGGAGAGGTTGTTGATGGATCGGCTCATGATTGAGCCTGTGACCTTTTGGGAATACATGTTGCTCAGGAACAGGTTTGGCTCAGTGGTGATCTTGCCGTCGTACTTGATTGCTTTGGTCACGTGCACCTTCTTGAAAGGGATGCCGCAAGCTGTGCCAGCCTTGTCGCTACGGAAGCGCAACAGCGCACCATGGTTGTTGGGCAGGGAGCCTTGAGCCTCAAACACAGTTGGGCTCATCCCCCTCAACATATTAGCTGCCAGCAATCCTGCCAGACCTGCTCCATAAATCGCTACCATTATTCCTCCAACATCTTCCTGAGTTTGCGTTCGGCTCTCTTGGCCGCTGCATGGGTTGTTATTGCTTGTGGCACGGATTGCTCAATCGGGAATATACAAGCATCAAGCGCAACGAGCAAGAGGCGAATCTCCTGCTCGTTGAGTTTTGGCTTATAGCAATCTTTGCAGGTCATATCAGCTCGATGCGTCCTTTTTTAATGTCATGGGCAACATCTTCTCTGACGCCACCTTTGGTGCTCCAGCCAGCAGCGTTCGCAACCAGATCTTCGTAGCTGCCACCAGAGACGTAAAGGCTATATGTCTTGTGGGCACGAGTGCCTTCCTTGCGAGGATTGTCAAGCTCAATCACGCGGATTGTCTTGCCAGCGAATGCACCGCGAGCCTTGGTTGGCATTGGTGGGGTGATGTCAGTGGTTGTGACGACAATCTCGGAGAGAGCACCTTTGATGGCTGGCGCTGACTTGTCTGCAGGGAGACCGAGTGGTGTCATTCCTGGGAGTGCAGCGACCTGTGGGGTTGGCTTGGAGGTGGGCACGTCCCAGCCAGTGTCCCAGCAACCTGTGGGGTCGACGTGCAGGCCACCAATCGCAGCCATGTAACGACGAGCAGCAGTCTTGTTGTCGGAAAACTTTTTGACAGTCTTGAGGGAGACTTCATTGAAAGCGTCCACAAGGATCTTGCCTGTGATGTTGCGGTCAGCCAGCAGCTCTTCAGCAGAGGTGAAGATGATCGCGCCGTTGCCTTGTGACCGTGCAACTTTGCTGCTGACGTAGGCTTTGACGACGAGAGATTTGATGTCGAGGGCGAAGGTTGGGTTGTTCATGTCATTTCCTTTCTCAGTTGACAATCGTAGTATCGCTGATGTCGCAGGAGAAGGCAACAAAAAAATTCAATTTTGATGAAAATAATTTTTCTCCCAATGTTTCCAAGAGCTTACTCATAGCTGATAGTGCATCAAATTGCGAGGACGCACGACAAACAAGTTCTCTTTGGCTCTGGTCAATGCCACATACCACACTCGATTCTCTTCGTCGGTGTGTGAATTCTCCCAACTCAATCGACCCATGTCAGTTGTCAAGACCACATTGTCAGCCTCACCACCTTTGGACTGGTGGATTGTTGAGATTGATATTCTTGGCTTGTTCGAAAACTTCTCCCCATTGCGCAAGCAAGATCGGAGATATTCCCGCTCGTCTGGGGCGATGCCTTTTAACATTGTCATCCAATCAAGATTCTTTGCCTCGTCTGGCAGACCCAGATCATTGAGATCATATGACTCTTTCTTAGGCAGGTCAACTGTGAAAGAGAAAAACTTGATTATGTTCTTGGCTTCATGCACGGTCAGGTGCTTGCCTGACTTCAGCCTTTGCCAACTCAAGATTGCTTTGGTTTCTTCATTGTCCAAGGAGTGCTTGCCGTTCAACAGGTATGCATAGCCTTGTTGCCTTGCGGATTGCTTGAACCTGTTGAGCAGATACTTGCTGCGACTGAGACACATCCAAGTCCCCTGCCCAGAGAAGTCAGCTTGTTGTTCGTCAGCCACCCACTCGACAGAACCTTGCTGTTGGCGTGGTGACCATGGCTTTTCATATCTGTTCTTGATGCGGCTGACAACTTCCAACGCAAGATTGTGCACAGCTTTGGGGATGCGATAGCTTTGGGGCAGCACGACTCGCTCACCTTTCAATGACAGGAATTTGGCAACGTCTGCTCCTGCCCAGCCAAAGATGGCTTGGTCGTCGTCCCCTGCTATGTAAACTTCTGAGGCTTGGCTGCTGGCTAAGATTGCCATTCGATATTGCAATGAGCTCAAGTCTTGCGCCTCGTCAAAGATGCAAATGTCGACTGGCAGTGCGGACTCATATTGCTCCAACATGTCAGTGAAGTCCAGCAATCCATTGTCATGCTTATAAACACGCAACGCAGAATCATATTGTCGCACCGCATGCAGGGTCAGGTCATTGATCTTGGAAATGTGGTGTTGTTGTTCAACTGTGCGTAGGCCAACTCTAGCCAGAGACTCAACTCGTGAACATTTGTCCCCCAAGCCATCACCAGTGTGAATGCCAAGATCTTCATCATATATGCCTTTGAATTCAACACCCATTGCCTTGCCAAATTTGCGATAGTGGTTATTGGTCATTACTTCATCTCGTTGCAGTCCTAGTTCTTTGAAGGCCAAAGAATGAAGTGTCCGGAAATATGGGAACCTGCTCTCATCGAAACCAAACTGATCCATTGCACGCTCTGCAGCTTCGTGGGCTGCTTTGCGAGTGAAGGCTAAGTAAGCAATGCGCTCTGGGGGAATGCCGCGCTTGAGTGCGTCCTCAACTATCCCCAGCAGCTTGGTTGTTTTGCCCGTTCCTGGAGGTCCGAGGATGATCTGGACTTTCCTCATGATATTCTATTCCTTTCTGAAAGAGTTCTGTGAAGCATGAATCGCAGTCGACTGTTGTGCGCAATGCGAGTTCATGGAGGCTCCATTTCTTGTAAATCTTGCCACGTGTGTATTGGCCGCAAAAATCACAAACAACAGCCTCTGCATAATGGTATGCTTCTGGTCTGGGTTGCAGGTTTCTTTCAAGGATCTCCGCAAACTTGGCCTTGGCTAACTTATTCTTTTCCAGCAGCATCTTCTCCCCCTAAAACTTTCTTGGCTGTGCAATAAACCACGAACAGCTCTCTTGTTATCTTTTCGAGCCTTTCTTTAAGCTCACGATTTTCTTCGCAGACTCTTTCATATTCATCACGGTTTATCATTTCAAAACTCCTCTGTCACGCCACTCGGAATATTCAAGTCATCGTCGTCTTGATAGAAGTCTGGAGCCGGAACAGACCAGACCTTGACTGGCTTAGATTTGATTCGGAATGCCTTGCGGTCACCACCCACAGTCCTGAGCCAAGACCAGACTTGGTGCTGGGATGGATATCTGAACCTCCTAGCCTCAAGATAAATAAATAGGTCTTCTGATCGGAAGTAAACCTTTCCATCGTCAATGTCGTGCCATGGCTTGCCATTCATGATCTCGTCTCTTTGGCGAGCTTGGACTTTGCCAGTCAGGAAGCTGTCAAGCATCTTTTCAAATTGGCCTTGGGGTGATGCATCGTCTGGGTCCAAGATCACCTCAACACTGGTCAACAGCTCGTTGATGCGCTGTTCCCAACGCTGTCCTGGCATTGTGCTCGGACACTTGTTGAGCTTTTCAACACACAGCTTTTGCAGTTGGCGTTGGTCCAAAAGTTGTTGGGTCGTGACTTCTATTCGCTCACCACCTATCTCGATGTACCATCGCACGGATTGTCTGTTCTCAGTTTCGTACTTCGTGATGGCATCTATCTCTATGGCTTGACCACCACCGATCCCACCAATGCCAAACTCTCGCTTCATGCACTTGGACTTCTCGCAATAGTTGCAAATTGGAGATTGCTTGCAAGTGTAGGCATAGTCTTTTTTGCTGACAGACTTGATCAGGCCATTGACCTCACCAGAGGGCAGGGGTTCGCTCATGCTTTCGTAATTGAACCTCATCAGATCTTCTTGCCAATCGTCTGGGTTCTTCTTGCGATAATAAACGCCCACATTGAACAAAGAAATGTTTCGTCCACCTTCTGGGAAGCCCATGGTCATTATGTGTTGAAGGCATGGCGGCCCATCCTCAAACTTGTTCGTCAAGTCAGGCTTGAAGTTTTCCAGAGCCTCATAGGTGGTGCGCTTCTTCTCCGCAAGATCTAAAAACTTTTTCAGGTTGAGCTTTTTGCCTTCATGGATTGCATGCCGCTCAGACTTGTCGCCATCCCAATAACATAGGTTGATCCAGTTGCCACGATCACGTTCGTTTGCGCGGCTGATTTGCTTGGGAAAAACTTCAGCGCCACCGTACCCTAGCCCAGCTGCAAACTCGTTGAGCTTGGCGACCATGTCAATGGCTGCTATGGCAGGTTCGCAGAACAAGTACAAATGTGCGCCACCAGACTTTGACCTGCACAACACCAATGGGGTGGAGCGTATCTTTTCTTCCAGAGACTCCAAACTCTCGTTGAGCTTTACGTCACCTCGGATGTCAATGTCGATCACACCAAAATTGCAAGAGTTGTTTTCTCGCAGCATGATGATGCCTAGGATGTAGTCGCCACCATTCAGGTGAGACTCAAAATTCTCTTGGGTGGCTGGCTCGCTGATGGTCAGTGCACGGCCAGACATTTTGCCGTCTGCTTCTGTCTTCTGAACTCGATATTGTCCATGTGCGTGTTCGTAACCACGAAACAACTTCATGAATCTTTTTGTTTGTTGCATGATGTTCCTTTCTGAATCGTCGGCAATCTGCACCCCAACATGAAAAGATGGAAAGCACGTTGAAGCACAGATTGCCTAACAACCCACTGGGTTGTTTTAGAATGGCACCTCATTGTCATTGACTGGGCCTGTTGGCTTCAGGGCACCAGATGCGACCTGTTGCTTGAAGTCACGTGCAGCCAAATAAATTTCAGTACCATTGGGGTTGTTCTCCAAGATGCCGCCAGACTTAGCGTCAAACTTCATCTTCACACTCCACCCAAACCAAGAGCCTTGATCATTTTCTTCTGGGACTGTGGACAGCGTGTAGGCGTTCCAGAACATCGCAGGATTGATTGCTCCTCCACCTTGTGGATGGGGAACCTGCAGACGGTTGATCATTGAGTTCCATTGGCGTGCACGCTTCAGCTGAGACTTGCTCATTGAGAGCATTGCTGGGGAATAGTTCCCTTCGTCCTCAACAACATACACAAAATATTCGCCTGTGGGAACAATCTCATTGCCTTCGTCGGTGAGATATTCACCGCGACTGCCACGAGTGCAATTGTCCAAGCATGCGCTGTCTGAGCCATGGTCGGCAACCAACCCACCACGATCGGCTTTCCACTCAATGTGGGCGCGACGATAACTGATCGGAACCACTGTGATCCCGCTTTCTCCATCATAGACTTCGTTGGCAACATTGTCATAGATATGGCCAGCTTCAGCCCCATCAACATATGCGCCATCACGCTTATTGATCTGCGGGGACATTTGTTGCAGGATGGACAGGCGTGGGATCATCATGTCGTCTTTGGACATTCCCTCGCTGGCTGACCCTGCATCCTCAAGCCACATATCCATTACAGACATGGACACACCATTGCTTTCTTCTTTCTTCGCTAATTCTTTCTTCGCCATAAGATTATCTCCTGATGTTGGCTGTGCGACCTGTGTAAACTCTGAACAGATCTAGGGGGATGTCTTTGCCTTCGCTCAAACGCTCTTTGATGAAGCTGTTGAGTGAGGACGGATGGACACCAATTGCACGCTTATAATAAAGTTGACGTTCGCGCAGCTCTTCTGTGAAGGCATTGCATTCGTCATCTTCATTGCGCCCAAACTGGACCTCAACATTGCTCTTGATTAAGTCGCCAGCACCATTGCCGCGCAACCATTCAAAGCATTGTTGTTGCCGTATCGCCAGCTCGTCTTGGGTGTCACCTTTGGCACGTGCGATTGCACCTGCACTGGGGACTGAGCCTGTGATAACATCTTTGATCTCCACCTTGGCACCATTGGTCAGGGTGAATTCCTTGATGTTCAGTTCTTGCATTAAATCAGGCAAGTCTTGTTCGGCGATTGCTTTTAGATCCAGCTTTCTATTCTTCAACAGCATCTCCAGATTTTCACACTCAGCTTGAATGTTGAACATCTTTTGAGCCATGTCAGAAATTGCACCTAATTCATTGGACGCAGGTGCCACGTCCTCAAGCAGATCTACTTGCTCTTTCATGTTAAGCCTTTCTCATTTCGAGGGCAACAGGCATGTACCAACCTTTCCGGCGATCCCTGTCTCCCTCTTCAAAATTACGCTCCCAACGTAGGATGCGCACGACTGGTGACATTTCTGATGCGATCATGCAGCACACCATCACAGCAATAGGGTCACCACCTCCTGGCCACAGGATGTAATCCTCTGACCCGAAATCTTTCATTATCCTCCGAGCTTTTTGGATGGATGGTCCTGGGACAAATTGTGGCTTGTCCTCGGGCTCAAACACAATCTCCAATGCACCATAACGCGATGCATCACTCAAGTCAGGGGTCCACCCAAACTTGTTTTCTCTCGGACGATTGACGACGTAAACTTTAGGCATAGAGTGTCCTTTCTCAGTGAGCTTTGAGTATGCCTGCAAAAAAATAAAAAGAAAACAAGAAAATTTCAAAGAAAGCTGTTATGGAAGCAAAAATAAAAATTATTGTTT